CATGTGGAAGCTGTTTGAGCGTTATCACTATTTGAGCGGCGATTTGAATCGAGGGGCGCGGTGTTACGTGGCAACGTGGGAGCGTGAACCGGTGGCGTTCTGCGCGCTGATTCCGATGGTGGCGAAGCGCGGGTGGTGGCGGATTACGCGGTTGGTGACGCGGCCGGAGTATCAGGGGATTGGGATAGGGATGGGAACGGCGGAGGCGGTCGCGGATCGGCACGTGCGAGCGGGAGATCGCGTGAGCATGACGGCGAGTCACCCGGCGGTGTTGTCACATTGCCGGAGGAGCGAGCGGTGGCGCGCGGGGAGCGTGGAACGGGTGGGATCGAGGAAGAGACAGCAAGGCTACCGAGGCGCGGTGGGGCGGTCGGTGGCATCGTTTGAATACCTGAGTGGATAGTCGTGGAGGAGAAGATGGCAAAGCGGGTGGGTTTGGATTTGCGTCGTCGTCGGCGATTGTGCGAGTTATTGCGGATGGGGGTGCCGAGGCACGTGGCGGCGAAGAAGATGCATACGTCTGTATCGACGATCGAGCGGACGGCGGCGCGGAATCCTGAGTTCCGGCAGGAGCTGGAGCAAGCCGAAGTGGAGCTGGAGGTGACGCAGCTGAGGAACCTGTACGTGGCTGCCAGGGATCCGAAGTATTGGCGGGCGGCGGCGTGGTCGCTGGAGCGGAGGTACCCGGCGCGGTATGCACCGAAGCGGTCTCGGGCTCTGACGCCGGAGCAGTTGGGGATGATGCTGCAGCGCTTTACCGAGTTGATCTTGGACGAGGTACCGGAGATCGAGCGACGGCAGAAGTTGCTGGGGCGGATGCACGAGGTGGCGATCAGTTTGCGGACGATGTCGCACGTGGCGGTGCTCGAGGGGTGATGCGAGTGACGACGATTCATGGCGCGGAGCGATACCGGAAAAGGCTATGGCAGAGTTTGGGGGCCGATGCGGCGATGGCTGCCGAGGTGTTGGCGGGGATTGAGGCGCGCTTGAGCCAGCGGCAGGGTGTTGGGGGAGGAGGCTTGTTGGAATGGGGGCGGGAGTTCTTACCGGCGCACTTTCAGCGGCCTGCCTCGCGCATGCACGAGTGGATGGCTGGCGAGCTGGATGGGATGCGGGAAGCGCGGGGGACACGTTTGAACGTGGTGGGGCCGCGGGGAGGAGCGAAGTCGACGGTGGCGACGCTGGCGTACGTGTTGCGCGAGGCGGTGGAGGGGCGGGAGGCATATATCTGGATTGTGTCGGGAACGCGGGGCCAGGCTGTGGCGCATTTGGAGCATGTGGCTGGGGAGTTGCGGCGGAACGAGCGGTTGCGTGAGGCATATGGTGGGGCGCTGGGTTGGGGGGGATGTGGGGAGAAGGTGCGGGTGCGGAAAGGACGGGTGGCGTTGGCGAACGGGGTGGTGATCGATGCGTTTGGGGCTGGGCAGCAGATTCGGGGGACGCGGTGGGGGCGGCACCGGCCGACGTTGATCGTGTGCGATGACGTGCAGGGGGATGTGGAGCGGGCGTCGAAGTCACGGCGGGCGCAGTCGAAGCGGTGGTTTCATGGGACGTTGATGCAGAGCGGGACGGCGACGACGAATGTGGTGCACTTGGGGACGGCGCTGCGGCGGGACTGTTTGTCGGTGGAGTTGAATCAGACGCCGGGGTGGCGTGGCAGAGTGTTCCGAGCGATGGAGTCATGGCCCGCGCGGATGGAGTTGTGGGAGGCGTGGGAGGAGATTTATGGGAACGTGGAGGATCCCGAGCGCGCGCAGCACGCGCGCGAGTATTACGAGCGGCAGCGGTTGGCGATGGAGGAGGGAGCGCAGGTGCTGTGGCCGGAGGCGGAGGATTTGTATGCCTTGATGTGCTTGCGGGCGGAAGGAGGCCGGGGGGCGTTCGAGCGGGAGAAGCAAGGGAATCCGCTGGATGAGGAAGAGTGCGAATGGCCGGAGGAATACTTTTCGGGTGAGCTGTGGTTTACGGAGTGGCCGCGGGATGCGCGGATCAGGACGATGGCGATCGATCCGAGCAAAGGGGGCTCCGATCGACGGGGGGATTACTCAGCCATTGTGCGCTTGGCGATTGACGAGCGCGGATTGATGTACGTGGAAGGGGACATGAAGCGGAGGCCGACACCGGAGTTGGTGGCGGACGGCGTGGAGTCGTATCGGGCGTTTCGGCCGGACGCATTGGGAGTGGAGGCGAATCACTTTCAGGAATTGTTGGGCGCGGAGTTTGAGAATGAGTTTCGGCGGCGCGGGGTGCTGGGGGTGCGACCGTGGTCGATCGATAACCGGGTGAACAAGCGGGTGCGGATCCGGCGGCTGGGGCCGCATCTGGCGGCGCGGCGGTTGCGATTTAAAGCCTATTCGCCGGCGACTCGGATGTTGGTGGAGCAACTGCGGACGTTTCCGGTGGGGGATCACGATGACGGGCCCGATGCGCTGGAGATGGCGATTCGGTTGGCGGAAGAATTGCTGGAGCTGGGTGCGCGGGACGACGGATTGGGAGATCGATTGCGACTGAGCGAGTGAGGTGAAGCATGGTGCGGCGCGAGAACGTGATGATGAGCGATGAATTGTGGGAGCAGCGGTTGGTCGAGGCGCTGGATGGATTGTGGGGGGCGCTGGTGGATCCGCGGGAGGCATTTGCGGACGAGGAGGGGTTCTGGTCGCCCTTGGGTGAGGTGGGGAGTTGGGATGCGGGGCCGGCGGGAGGATTTGCGACGGAGGCGGGACTGGATGAATTGCGGAGGCAGTGTCGGGCGCTGGCGTTGACGAACGAGTTTGCGATCAACGGGCACGAGAACCGGATCAGTTACATCGTGGGGGCTGGGCATACGTATCGGGCCGCGGCGAAGAAGGGGGCTACGGGGGGCGAGGAGCTGGCGCGGGGCGTGCAGGGGTTGCTGGATGAATTCTTGGAAGTGAACCGCTGGTCGAGTCGGCAGCAGGAGATCGTGCGGCGGCGGGATCGGGATGGGGAAGTGTTTCTGAGGTTCTTTGTGGATGCCGATGGCATGACGCGGGTGCGATTTGTGGAGCCGGGTCAGGTGCGGACTCCCCCGGAGCTGGTATCGGATCCGCGGGCGAGCTTTGGGATTCTGACCGATGCGCAGGATGTGGAGTGCGTGTTGTCGTACTTCATTGACGGGGAGGAAGTGAGCGGTGAGTCGATTCAGCATCGGAAGGGGAATGTGGATGAGAACGTGAAACGGGGCTTGCCGCTGTTTTATCCGGTGCGGAAGAACTTGCGGCGGGCGGAGAAGTTGTTGCGGAACATGAGCGTGGTGGCGGAGATTCAGTCGGCGATTGCGTTGATTCGGAAGCACCGGCAGGGGACGCGGACGACGGTGCAGCAGTTCGTGGACGACCAGGCTGACGGGCGATGGACGGATGGGGCAAGCGGCAAGACGACGACGTATCGGCGGTATGGACCGGGGACGATCTTGGATGCGCCGGGGGGAGTCGATTATGAGTTTCCGGTGGCGCAGTTGGACGCGGCGCGATTTGTGGCGGTGTTGCAGGCGGAGTTACGGGCGATTGCGAGCCGGTTGGTGATGCCGGAGTTCATGTTGACTTCGGATGCGTCGAACGGGAACTACGCGTCGACGATGGTGGCTGAGGGGCCGGCGGTGAAGATGTTTGGGCGGTTGCAAGCGGAGCAGATGAGCGCCGATCGGGAGGTGATGTGGCGGGTGGTGCGCCACGGAGTGGAGGTGGGACGGGTGGCGCGCGAGGCGCTGGAAGAAGTGGAGATTCAGGTGAGTGGGCCGACGCTATCGGTGCGGGATGCGGAGCAGGAGGAGCGAGTGGCTGAGATGCAATACCGAAACGGAATTTTGTCGGCGCAGACGTGGAGTTTGATGCGGGGGCTGGATTACGACCAGGAGCAGCAGAATCGGGAGGCGCACGGGCGGATGGGGATTGGCAGTCACGAAAAAAGTATCTTGAAATCGGCCACCTGAAGATCTAGTTTCCGGGCATGACAACGATGAAACAAACGACAGGGAACGAAGAACGAGTGCTCAAGGCGCAGCGGGCTCTGGAGCAGTTGTTGCGAGAGACGTTGCGAGCGGGGTTTCATGGGACGGCGGTGCTGGAGGTGAGCGTGCAGGACGGGACGATCCAGCATTTGCGGAGGAAGGTGGAGCAGATCGAGCGATAAGGCTCGTGGACCCACGGCGCGCGTCGCGTTGGTGGGAAGCAACAGAACTGGGTATCGAATCGAGCCTACGCGAGTAGGTATCAGGACGAGCCCGCCATGGACCGTGATGGTTTGTGGCGGGCTTTTTTTGTGGAGAAAGGGAGAAGGGATGAGCGAAACGCTGCGAGAGTTTTGCGATTCGCGAGGGGTGCGGGTGAGCGTGGATCGGGAGCGGGGTTGGATTGGGGGGGTGAAGATCCTGGGGCTGGAGTCGCGCAACGGGCGGCGGTATGCGCCCGAGGCGCTGGAACGGGCTGCGGAGTTGTACGAGGGAGCGAAGGTGAACGTGAATCATCCGAAGGGGAATGTGGCGGGTGGTCGCGATTATCAGGATCGGTTGGGTTCGATGCGGAACGTGCAGTGGCGAGTGGGAGAGGGGTTGTTTGGGGATTTGCAGTTCAATCCGCGACATGCGCTGGCGGAGCAATTGATCTGGGATGCGGAGCATGCACCGGAGAACGTGGGATTTTCTCACAACGTGCAGGCGCGGACGAAGCGGCGGACGGATCACACGCTGGTGGAGGAGATTTTGCGGGTGCAGAGC